AAAATAGCAACTCACGCAGAAACTGGCGAACCTTTCGCGGAGGTTAAAGATGGCATCAAAGAAGCCAAAACTTGAAAAATCGGCTGTAAAAAAGGAAAACGGGCACGGAGGTGCTCGGGAAGGGTCTGGCCGCATGGCCTTCGAACCCACCGAAAACGAGCGCAAACAGGTCGAGGCCATGTCCGGCTATGGCCTGCCAATTGAGCAGATCGCAGTGCTGGTGCGCGATGGCATCGACGCAGACACCCTGCGCAAGTACTTTGCCAAGGAGTTGATCGCAGGCAAAGCCAAGGCCAACTCCGGTGTCGGGCGCACGCTTTTCCAAAAGGCCATGGGTGGCGACACCTCGGCCATGATCTGGTGGAGCAAGACCCAGATGCGCTGGAAAGAAACCCAGCAGCACGAGTTGACCGGCGCAGACGGTGCGCCGCTGGAGTTCACAAAGATCGAGCGAGTAGTCATCCGTGGCAAAGCAGACGCTGAAAATTCAGACGCCTGAGTGGGCCGTGCCTCTGCTCGAACCATCGCGCTACAAAGGCGCGTGGGGTGGGCGAGGCTCGGGCAAGTCCCACGCTTTTGCCGAGATGATGATCGAGGCCCACATCCTCGACCAGTCCGAAAGCTCGGTGTGCGTGCGTGAAATCCAAAAGTCCCTCAACCAGTCGGTCAAGCGCCTGCTCGAGTTGAAGATTCAGGAAATGAACGCTGGCGCTTACTTCGAGGTGCAGGACGCAGTCATCAAGTCCAAGAAGGGCGACGGGCGCATCATCTTCCAAGGCATGCAAAATCATACCGCCGACTCGATCAAGTCGCTTGAAGGCTACTCCCGCGCTTGGGTCGAGGAGGCCCAGTCACTCTCCCAGCGAAGCCTCGACCTGCTGCGCCCAACCCTGCGCAAGCCCGGCTCCGAGTTGTGGTTCACGTGGAACCCCCGAAGCTCCGATGACCCGGTAGACCTGCTGCTGCGTGGCGAAAACCCGCCCAGCAATGCCAAGGTGCTGCAGGTCAATTACATGGACAACCCGTGGTTCCCCGACGTGCTGCGCGAGGAAATGGAGTACGACAAACGCCGCGACCCGGACAAGTACGCCCACGTCTGGCTGGGCGAGTACTTGCGCAACAGCGAATCCCGTGTGTTCAAGAACTGGCGCATCGAGGAGTTTGAAGCGCCAGCCGACGCCACCCACCGCCTGGGCGCTGACTGGGGCTTTGCCATCGACCCGACCGTGCTGGTACGCTGCCACATCATTGGCCGCACGCTCTACATCGACTTCGAGGCCTACCAGATCGGCTGCGAGATCATGGACACGCCTGAACTGTTCCTGACCATCCCAGAGGCAGAGAAGTGGCCCATCACTGCTGACTCAGCCCGGCCCGAGACGATCAGCCACATGCGCAAGAACGGCTTTCCAAAGATCATGCCTGCGGTCAAAGGCCCCAAATCGGTCGAGGAAGGTGTAGAGTGGCTGAAGTCCTACGACATCGTGGTGCACCCACGGTGCGTGCACACCATCGACGAACTGACGCTTTACTCCTACAAGACCGACCCGCTGACAAACCGCATCTTGCCGGTCTTGGAGGACAAGAAAAACCACGTGATCGACGCGCTGCGTTATGCCTGCGAAGGCGTGCGCCGGGTTGTTTCCACAAAACAAAACAATGTCGCACCTTTACCAATGGCCAACCGATGGTAGATAATGCGCACTAAAGTGAGGGCTTGACATGGCACGACAAACAAAAGAGCAGCGCTTAAACGACATCCACGCAGAGGCGATGGCTGAGTTTGACAACATCCAGTCCGCGCTGCGCGACGAACGTCTGCAGTGCCTGCAAGACCGCCGCTTCTACTCCATTGCTGGCTCGCAGTGGGAAGGCCCACTCGGGGAGCAGTTCGAGAACAAGCCCAAGTTCGAGGTCAACAAGATTCACTTGGCGGTGCTTCGCATCTTCAACGAGTACCGCAACAACCGCATTTCGGTGGACTTCGTGTCCAAGGACGGTGCCAAGAACGAAAAGCTCTCTGACGTGTGCGATGGCCTCTACCGCGCTGACGAGCAAGACTCTGGCGCTGAGGAAGCCTACGACAACGCCTTCGAGGAGGCGGTCGGCGGTGGCTTCGGTGCTTGGCGCTTGCGTGCCGAGTACGAGGACGACGAAGACCCAGAGGACGAGCGCCAGCGCATCCGCATCGAACCTATCTTTGACGCCGACTCGTCGGTGTTCTTTGACTTGAACGCCAAGCGCCAGGACAAGGCAGACGCCAAGCGCTGCTACGTCCTGACCGCCATGACCCGCGAGGCCTACGCTGTCGAGTACGGCGATGACCCGGCAAGCTGGCCAAAGGAAATCTACCAGCACGAGTTTGACTGGCTTACCCCGGACGTTGTCTATGTGGCTGAGTACTACCGGGTCGAGGAAACCAGCGAGACCGTGCGCATCTTCGAGGGTCTGGACGGGCAAGAAGTCCGGTACCGCGACTCTGAGTTGATTGCCGACGAAGCCCTCGAAGCAACCTTGTTGGCCACCGGCTTCAAAGAGGTGCGCCAAAAACGTGTCAAGCGCCGCCGAGTCCACAAGTACATCTTGAACGGCGCTCGTGTGCTGGACGACTTGGGCTACATCGCAGGCAAGTGCATCCCCATCGTGCCGGTCTACGGCAAGCGCTGGTTCATCGACAACATCGAGCGCTGCATGGGCCACGTGCGTCTGGCCAAGGACGCGCAGCGCTTGAAGAACATGCAGCTCTCCAAGCTGGGCGAGATCAGCGCCCTGTCCAGCGTCGAGAAGCCAATCCTGACCCCTGAGCAAGTTGCCGGGCATCAGGTGATGTGGTCTGAGGACAACATCAAGAACTACCCTTACCTGCTGATCAACCCGATCACGGATGCCAATGGCCAGATGGCCATCTCTGGGCCAGTCGCTTACACCCGACCGCCTGCCATCCCGCCAGCCATGGCCGCGCTGCTCCAGATCACTGAGCAAGACATGCAGGACATTTTGGGCAACCAAGGTGACGCCGAGAAGATCGTCTCGAACATCTCCGGCAAGGCCGTGGAGTTGATTCAGAACAAGCTGGATATGCAGACCTTCATCTACATGAGCAACATGGCCAAGGCCGTGAAACGCTCGGGTGAAATCTGGCTGTCCATGGCGCAGGACATTTTTGTCGAGTCCGGTCGCAAAATGAAGACCATCGGCTCCCAAGGCGAGGTGGACTCGGTCGAGTTGCTGCGCCCATCGGTGGACGAGGAGTCCGGCGAGACCATCTACGAGAACGATCTGTCCGAGGCCAAGTTTGATGTGGCGGTCGACGTTGGCCCATCCTCATCCAGCCGACGCTCGGCAACTGTCCGCGCTTTGACCGGCATGATGGCCATCACCCAAGACCCCGAGACCATGCAGGTGCTCGGTGCCATGGCCATGATGAACATGGAGGGCGAGGGCATCAGCGACGTGCGCGACTTCTTCCGACGCAAGCTGATCATGCTTGGCGTGGTCAAACCGACCAAGGCCGAGATGGAAGAAATGATGCAGGCCAAGGCCAACCAGCCAGAAGACCCGAACTCGATCTTCTTGCAGGCCGCCGCAGAGGAAGCCGTTGCCAAGGCAGCCAAGGCTCGTGCCGACACTATCGAGACGGTGGCCGCAGCCGAGTTGAAGCGTGCCCAGACCGTCGAGACAATGTCGAAAGTGTCTGGCGCAGAGCAAGATCAAGCGATCAAGGCGCTTCAGACCATGGGCAGCGCTGTCATTGCCTCGCAGCAGTTGGGGCTTGACCAGATCGATCAGACTGCACAACCGGAAGCTCCGGTGGCACAATAGTGTTATGCGGTATCCACCCAGCCGCTTCAATGGGTGAGTTTGATGGGGTCAGAAAATGAAACGTAAGGCAGACGGAGATCAAAACCAAGACGACGACACATTCGTGCTGGACGATGAGCAGAACCTAGACAACGAGGCCGACGAGAACAATGCCGAAGGCCAAGGCGACGAAGGCGATGCCGACGAAGGCAACAACGAAGGTGATGACGATGAGGTGATTGTCTCCATTGGTGAGGAAACGCCGCCCACCGAAGAAGAGAAACATGCGCCTGGTTGGGTGCGTGAGTTGCGCAAAAGCTATCGTGAGGTGCAACGAGAAAAGCGTGAACTTGAAGAGAAGTTGAAGGCCGTAACGCAGACTGAGACCAAGCCAGTCACGTTGGGCAAGAAGCCAAGCCTCGAAGATCACGACTATGACTCGGATGCGTACGAAGCCGCCTTGACTGCATGGTTCGATAAAAAGCGCCAAGCAGATGAGGCAGAAGCAAAGGTCAAGGCAGAAGCTGAAAACCAGCAGAAGGCTTGGCAGTCGAAGCTCGAGACTTACGGCAAGGCGAAAGCCGACCTGAAGGTCAAAGACTTTGAGGATGCAGAAGCGAACGTGCAGGAGTCTTTCTCCGTCACGCAGCAAGGCATCTTGCTTCAAGGCTCGGACAACCCCGCGCTGGTGATCTACGCACTCGGCAAGAACCCGACAAAGGCGAAGGAACTCGCAACAATTAATGACCCCGTGAAGTTTGCCTTTGCGGTAGCGAAACTGGAGACGCAATTGAAAGTAACGAATCGCAAGGCAGCACCGCCGCCTGAAGGTACAGTCCGGGGAACCGGTCGCGTGTCTGGGGCAGTGGACTCAACCCTCGAACGGCTGCGTGCCGATGCTGAGAAGACTGGTGACTACTCAAAGGTCATGCAGTACAAACGGCAAAAGCGCCAGTCCTGATTAAATTTTTTAAGGAACTCAAATCATGGCTAATGCATTTTCCAAAGAAGAACGCGTAGCGTTTGAAGACATCCTCGAAGGCTTCCAAGACGCCCTCGTGTTGTCGCGCAACGTTTCCGTTTACAACACCGACTCTACGATGATGGAGCGCACGAACGACATCATCTGGCGTCCGCAGCCTTACATCGCTCAGTCGTTTGATGGCACCGACATGACGTCCAACTTCAAGGACTTCACACAGTTGGCTGTCCCTTCGACCATTGGCTTCAGCAAGTCTGTGCCTTGGACGTTGACCGCCAAAGAACTGCGTGATGCTCTGCAAGAAGGTCGTCTGGGTGACGCAGCCAAGCAGAAGCTGGCCAGCGATATCAACGTGGCCGTGATGAACGTGGCGTCCCAGCAGGGCACCCTGGTCGTCAAGCGCACCGCTGCTGCCTCTGGTTTTGACGATGTGGCTCAGGCAGAAGCGATCATGAACGAGCAGGGCGTCCAGTCCTTCGACCGTTACATGGCCCTCTCGACCCGTGACTACAACGGCATGGCTAGCAACTTGGCAGGTCGTCAGACTCTGACTGGCAAGCCGCTGACCGCTTACGAGAAAGCCTACATCGGCATGGTTGCTTCGTTCGAGACCTACAAGCTCGACTACGCAACTCGCTTGACCGCAGCTGCTGGCACGACTGTGACCGTCAACGGTGCAAACCAGTACTACACGCCGAAGGCAACTTCGACTGCTGGTACCGGCGAAACCCAGAACGTGGACAACCGCTACCAGAACCTGACCATCGCTGTGACCTCCGGCACTGTGAAGGTTGGCGACTGCTTCACCATCGCTGGCGTGAACGCTGTGCACCACATCACCAAGCAGGACACTGGTCAGCTCAAGACCTTCCGTATCACCGGCATCGTGTCCGGCTCCGGTGGCTCTGGTGTTGTCCAGATCAGCCCTCCGATCATCTCGGGTGGTGGTTCGACCGACGCAGAACTCGAGTACAAGAACGTGACCGCAACGCCTGCAAACGGCGCAGCCATCACTTTCCTGAACACTGTGTCTGCCAACGTCAACCCATTCTGGCAAAAAGACTCGCTGGAAATCTTGCCTGGCCGTTACGCTGTTCCTTCGGACGCTGGCACCGCAGTCATGCGTGCTTCGACCGATCAGGGCATCGAGTTGGTCATGCAGAAGTTCTACGACATCAACACCATGAAGACCAAGTATCGTCTCGATACGCTCTTCGGTGTCGTGAACAAGCAGCCTGAGATGTCCGGCATCATCCTGTTCAGCCAGACCTAAGCTGAGTGAGTGAGGGGGCTTCGGCTCCCTCACTTTTATCAACCAAACGGAGAACACGATGCCACTCAAAAAAGGCTACAGCAGCAAGACAATCTCTGGCAACATCAAGACCGAGATGAAGGCAGGCAAGCCGCAGAAGCAGGCCGTGGCTATTGCATTGACCACTGCACGCAAAGCAGCTGAGAAGGCTGGCAAACCGGCTAAGGCTCCCAAGGCACCAGCCAAGAAAGGAATGAAATGAAGAACGCAACCATGCTCTACAAGTTCCCCGGCGCACATGAGATGCACGGCGCGAAGTTCGACTACATCGTCGTCGACGAGCAAGACGTTGACCAAGCCAAAAAAGATGGCTGGCACCTGACAACTACCGGCGCAAAAGAAGCTGCCGAAGGCGCAACCACTGAGGCCCCCAAGGCACCAGCCAAGGCCAAGACAAGCAAGGCACAGGAGTCCTAACATGGGATGGACAAAGCGCCAATTTGTGCTTCAGGCCTTTGAGGAGATCGGCCTTGCTGCCTACGTCTACGATCTGACGCCGGAACAGTTGAACAGCGCTTTGTTCAAGCTCGACGCAATGATGGGGACGTGGAACGGCAAGGGCATCCGCATCGGATACCCGCTGCCCGGCAGCCCCAACAACAGCACGCTCGACACCCAAACCAACGTCCCAGACTCGGCAAACGAGGCCATTTACGCAAACTTGGCCACGCGCATTGCCGCAGGCTACGGCAAGACCGTATCGCCTGAGACCAAGGCCACGGCACGCGCAGGCTACGAGGTGCTGCTCTCGCGTGCCGCATTGCCACGTGAGATGCAGATGCCCGGTACCATGCCAGCAGGCGCAGGCAACAAGCCATGGGCCACAGACAATCCGTTCCTTGACCCGCCCGGCGACCCGCTGCTGGCAGGCCAAGACAGCGCTATCGACTTCGACTAAGGAGAAACCCTAATGACCACCATCAACCAATTGTCGGCAGTCGATAGCTTATCGGCTGGCGACTTGGTGCCGATTTTCAGCACCAACAACGGCGACGCACGCAAGGCAGCAATGTCCGTGCTGCAATCTTTCATCCTTGACAACTTCGTCGAGGACTTGACCCAAAGCACCGAGGCGATTGTCGATGCCGACCTGTTTGCCATGTACGACATCAGCCAGGCCAACTCGGTCAAGGTGACCGCCGCGCTGGTTCGCGCCTACATTCAGGCGCAACTGTTCACCAGCATGACCGCTGGCGCTTCGGTGACCGCTGCCGACAAGTTCGCCATTCTGGACGATGCCGACTCGACCACCAAGGCTGTGACCGGCGCGATGCTGCTGGCCTACATGCAGGCCAACCTCGTGTTCCCGAGTACCGCCAGCCTGTTCCCGAACTACGTCACGCAATATGCTGCCCCATCCTCGGATGGCTTCAACGTGGCGATCAACAACAACAGCAACAACACGCACCTGATCTTGACCCCGACCGCAGGCTTTGCGACCGGCACGATTACCCTGCCTGCGATCGCCAACGTGATAGACAAGCAAGAGGTGCTGGTCAACTGCACGCAGCAGATCAACGCGCTGACCATCAACGGCAACGGCGCAACGGCTGTCACTGGCGAACCTGCTGTGATTGCCGCTGACGACTTCTTCCGTCTGCGCTTCGATCTTTCGACCAGCAGCTGGTACCGTGTAGGCTAATTCACAGGAGAAACAAACATGACCATTCGTGCCCCATTCCAACCCCGTCGTGGCGTCAATCTGGTGACCACCCCTGCCGCTGCATCGGCATCCGTTTCGCTCGATTCGCAGGCCAAGTCCGTGCGCCTGGTAAACGTTGGGCTGAACATCTGCCACGTTCGCATTGGCTCAGGCGCTCAGACTGCCACGACCGCTGACATGCCTGTGCGTGCAGGAAGCGAGATCATTGTGCAAAAAGGCGAGGGCGATGACACGCTGGCGCACATCTCTGCAGTAGGAACAACGCTGCACATTCAGACTGGTGAAGGCGGTCAGTAATGGCCACCAAGCCGAAGGACGCTCGGCTGGCCAAGGTGGGTGTGCAGGGCTACAACCAGCCTAAGCGCACGCCTAGCCACCCGACCAAATCGCACGTGGTCGTCGCCAAAGAAGGCGACAAGATCAAGACGATTCGCTTCGGCCAGCAGGGTGTCTCAGGCTCACCCAAGAAAGAGGGCGAGTCCAAAGCTGACAAGGCCCGACGAGAATCCTTCAAAGCTCGGCACGCTGCCAACATTGCCAAAGGCAAGATGAGCGCAGCGTACTGGGCTGATCGCGAGAAGTGGTAAGCCATGCAAATCCCAATCCTAAACGGCATCTACACCGACGAGGCCCCAGACTTTCGGGCAGCCTACCCGCGCAACTTGATGCCGGTGCCAAAGCAAAGCGGAATCTCCGCAGGCTACCTGCGACCGGCTGATGGCATTGTGGCCAACGGAACAGGCCCCGGCATCAATCGCGGTGGCATCAACTGGAACGGTGTGTGTTACCGGGTGATGGGAACAAAGCTGGTCAGCATTGCCAGCAATGGCACAACGACCGTGCTCGGTGACGTTGGTGGTAGCACCCCAGTCACGTTTGACTACTCATTCGACCGGCTGGCCATTGCCAGCAACGGCAATCTGTTCTACTGGAACGGCACGACGCTGCAGCAGGTAACGGACGCTGACCTTAGTACCGTGCTCGATGTGGCGTGGGTCGATGGCTACTTCATGACGACCGATGGCACGTTCTTGGTCGTGACCGAGTTGAACGACCCGTTCAGCGTGAACCCGCTGAAGTACGGCTCGTCCGAAGCCGACCCAGACCCGGTCAAAGCGCTGCTCAAGCTGCGCAACGAAATCTACGCGCTCAACCGCCACACCATCGAGGTGTTCGACAACGTCGGTGGCGAGAACTTCCCGTTCGGTCGTGTCGAAGGTGGCCAGATTCAGCGTGGCACGCTTGGCACGCACACCTGCGCTGTGTTCTTGGAGAACATCGCGTTTATGGGTGGTGGCCGCAACGAGGCCCCGGCTGTCTGGCTTGGTGCCAACAGTCAGACGGTCAAGATCAGCACCGCCGACATTGACAAGGAATTGCAGAATTACACCGAGGCGCAACTGTCTGCGGTGGTCATGGAGGCTCGCGTGGACAAGGGGCACCAGCTGCTTTACATCCACCTGCCAGACCAGACGCTGGTCTACGATGGCGCAGCCAGCCAAGTGCTAGGCGAGGCGGTATGGTTTACCCTAACAACCAGCCTGTTTACGCTCGGACAGTACCGCGCACGCGACCTTGTTTGGTGTTATGACAAATGGCTCGTTGGCGACCCGACCAGCACCAGCCACGGCTACCTGACAGACACCATCTCGTCGCACTACGGCAATCTGGTCGGCTGGGAGTTCAACACACTGATCGTCTACAACGAAGGCCGAGGCGCGATCTTCCACGAATTGGAGTTGGTCTGCCTGACCGGACGCGCCGAGTTTGGCTCCGACCCGATCATCTGGACGCAGTACTCGCTCGACGGTGAGACGTGGAGCATGGAGTTGAACACCCGCATCAAGGCAGGCACGCAGGGCGAGCGCTTGAAGCGCATTGTCTGGCTGCAGCAGGGCAGCATGCGCAACTGGCGCATTCAGCGCTTCCGTGGCAGCAGTGACGCTCAACTGTCGATCGCACGACTGGAGGCGCGGCTAGAACCGCTGGCATTCTGATGGCGACCCAAAAACCACTCACCCGCGACCAGCTTGCCAAGTTCCTGCCAGACCACGAGGCGATCAAGGCATTCGAGCGTCTGTTCCAGATCGTCGAGAACCTCAGCCCGTCCGATATTGCCATCCTGACACGACTGATCGAAGAGACAGGTATCGAGGCTGGTGTGGCCGACAACAAGGGCGACAGGGCGATCAGCAATCTGGCGCAGGTCGATGCAGTCGAGTTCAACTTGAATCAAAACGTCGCTGCTCGCATTGGCCAGGCCAAGTGGAACAAGGCAGATCAGACGCTTGATCTGCGTATGGAGTACGGCGTCACGCAGCAGATCGGGCAGGAATACTACGCACGGGTCGGCAACACAACTGGCGTGACCATTCCCAACGGCACGGTGGTCGGCTTTGTTGGCGCAACAACCGAGGCCTTGCTGGTCGCTCCATACCTTGCTGATGGCTCTGCCCCGTCGCTTTACATCTTGGGCGTGATGACGCACGACCTGCCGGACAGTGGCGAGAAGGGATACTGCACGACGTGGGGCTTTGTGCGCGATCTGGACACCAGCGCTTTCAGCGTGGGCGACCTGCTTTATGCCAGCCCAACGGTGGCCGGTGCGCTGACCAACGTCAAGCCGACCGCCCCGGATAACGTCATTCCTTTGGCTGCTTGCATTACGTCTGATGCGACGACAGGAATGATTTTCGTGCGTCCGACCATCCAGCAGATGCAGTATTACGGCGTCTTTGTGAAGACCACAGACCAATCGCCTGCTGCAACCAACACCGAATACCTGCTCACATTCGACAGCACCGAGATCAGCAACGGCGTGTCCATCGGAACACCAACCTCGCGCATCGTTGTGCCTGCCTCTGGCCTGTACCGGCTCGACGCCAACTTGCAACTGACCAGTGGAAGCTCGTCGTCAAAAAACGTCTGGGTCTGGTTTAAGAAGAACGGCACAGCCATTCCAAACTCTGCCAGGCTTGTGACGTCCGATCTGAACAACGGCTACATCCCGCTGGCCATGCAAGAACCCGTCTCGCTGGCCGCCAACGACTACATCGAACTGGCCTTTGCATCGGACAGCACAGCTGTGACTGTGGACAACGTGGCAGCGACTGCGTTTGCCCCGTCTGCGCCTGCTGTTATCCTGTCCGTGACCCAAGTCCAACAGTGAGGAAAGCATGACCGTCACAGTCAAGAACATCATCCCGCGCAAAGAGGCCGAAGGCGCTCAGACCGCGCAGTACACCGCTGTGGGCTGCAAGACCATTATCGACAAGTTCACCGCCACCAACCACGCAGCCGTGGACGTGCAGTTCAGCGTCAACTTGGTCGCAGCCAGCGCCTTTGCAGGCGTGAACAACCAAGTCCTGCGCCAGCGCACCATTGCCCCCGGCGAGTGCTATCTGTGCCCAGAGTTGGTCGGGCAGACGCTTGAGGACGGTGGCTACATTTCAACCTTGGCAAGCGCTGCTGGTGCAATTACCATCAGCGCATCTGGCCGTGAAATTACTTAAGGAGAAACCCTAATGCGCGACGCAGAAATGCCGATGATGACAATTGGTGGGATGGTCGGCATCCCCAAAGAAAAGCCGTTTATCACGGCTGCCGAGAACAAAAAGAACACCCAGACCGTCATCGACGACTGGATGCTTGGGCCTGAAGAACCATCGAACGAACCGACCGCCAACAAGGTCTACTGGGTCGCGCTGGGCAACGCCATGCAGGTCGACGAGAAGGAAGCACGTCGCCGCCGCTGCTCCAACTGCGAGTACTACAACAACACCCCATTGATGCAGGCCAAGATGGACAAGATTCCACGCAACGACTGGGACACGGATGCCGGGTATCGTGGCTACTGCCACAAGTTCGACTTCATCTGCCACGACATGCGCTCGTGCCAGGCGTGGGAAAAGCGCCCGTATTATGAAGATTGACGCAGTGGCAATTTGTGAGACAATGGCGCTGCTGAGTCGATCAGGCCACCAGCAGCCGCAACCCTGAAAAGGAGTGACTGATGCTGGTGCAGGCCGAAACCCACGACATAGAACAATCTCGCGCAACGCGAGAAAAGATCGACGTGATGCAGCGCATCATGGCGTCTATGCCACAGGCTCCCGGCATGGAAACCACACACTTCTTCGCAGGTGGCATGTACTGCCGCCGCATCGCCATCCCCGCAGGAAACATCATCGTCAGCAAGGTGCACAAGACTGAGCACCTGTTCATCGGCTGCATTGGCGAGTTGGAAGTTGCTGGCCAAGGCCAGAACTACACACTGCGTCCCGGTGACGTTGTACCGTCCCCCGTTGGCACTAAAAGGGTTGTGGCCGCATTGACCGATGTGGTGGTCATGACAATTCACAGGACAGACGTTGAATCCGTCGAGCAACTGGAAGCCGATCTCATGGAAGATGATGGCTTGTCGCTCTACGACGTCAACAACCAACCAAAGCCTGGCGTGCTCGTCTCGCAAGATGGCAAGAAAGCATTGGAGGATTAACATGGCATGGGTTGCAACAGCGATCGTCGGAGGCAGCGTCATCAGTGGGATGATGGCCAGCGACGCACAAACATCAGCCGCAGAGACAGCAGCAGGCGCACAGACTCAGGCCAGTGCAGCAAGCATTGCCGAGACCCGTCGCCAGTTCGACGTGGTGCAAAAGCTGCTCGAACCTTACGTTGGCGCAGGCACATCTGCGCTCGGCGCACAAAAAGCACTGCTTGGCTTGGCCGGTACCGAGGAGCAGCGCAAAGCCATTGAAGGCTTGGAGACCTCTCCGCAGTTTGAGGCTCTTGCTCGCCAAGGCGAGACAGCCCTGCTGCAACAGGCATCGGCCACTGGTGGCTTGCGCGGTGGCAACATTCAAGCTGCGCTGGCACAGTACCGCCCTCAGCTTCTTAGCCAAATGATCGAGAACCAGTTTGCCAAGCTCGGCACAGTGACAGGCTTGGGCCAAGCGTCCGCAGCCGGTACCGGTGCCGCAGCTCAGACCGCAGGTGGCACGATTGCCGCCTTGATGCAGCAGCAAGGCCAAGCCGCAGCAGGTGCAGCGCTGGCCTCCGGTCAAGCGCAAGCGCAAATGTGGGGTAACGTTGGAAGCTCCATCGGTCAGGTGGCCACACTCAAAGCCCTTAAGGTGTTCTAAATGGCACAACCCTTCGACTACACATTCAAGCAACAAGGCGACCCTTTTGGCTCGACCATGAAGGGCGTGGAGACTGCGCTTGGCATGGCCACTTATGCCGCCAAGCAAAAAGAAGCGCAATCCAAAGCTGCTCTGCAAGAGCAAGAGTTGGAGTTGGCAAAAAACATGCAACTTGAGTTGGGAGCGCTGGCTCGCAATCCAAATGCAACTGCCACTGACTTCACTCAAATGATGATCAAATACCCATCGCTGTCGAAAGACCTCGAGAAGTCGTGGGGCGTGTTGAGTGCAGAGCAAAAAAACAACGAAGTCAGCTACGGCTCACAAGTTTTGTTTGCACTTGAAGGTGGCCAGCCTGACATGGCCAAGAACCTGATCAACGAGCGCATCACTGCGCTTCGCAACTCTGGCCGTGAGGAAGATGCAAAGAAGCAGGAAATCCTGCTTGGCGTCATCGACACCAACCCAGACGTTGCAAAGGTCAGCACCAACTTGTCTTTGGTTGCTGCGCTTGGGCCTGAGAAGTACCAAGACCTGCGCACCAAGATTGAAGGCGAGAAACGCTCAGCTGCTGAAGAAGGCCGCAAAGCCGAACTGCAACCTTTCGCTGTTGGGAAGGCGAAAGCAGAGTCCATCATCAAAGAAGCCGAGGCCAAGTTTGCACCCGAGAAGTTCGGCGCAGAGTTGGGTCTCACGCAAGCCCAGATCGAGGCATCCAAAGCCGCACGACGCGCCTCAGACGCAGCCGCCGCCAAGTCTGGTGCCGAAGCCAAACGCGCTGCTGCAGAAGCGAATCAAATCTCTGCTGGCATCATTCCTGCCGAGAAGCGCCCAGAGGCAGAGGCAAAGTTCCGCAAAGAATACAGCGATCAGACCAAAGGCTACCAAGACGTCAAATCAGCCTATGGTCGCGTCAAAGCATCTGAGGACAGCGCTGTCGGTGACTTGTCACTGATCTTTG